TGCATCAACTTTTACTTCCATAGCTAAATTACTATTTACAAAATTATTTGCCAACTCAATTTGCCATTGCTCAGTACAATCTATAATCTCATTATTTTTGTAAACTTTCGTAGCATTGCCAGATATATTAGTGGATGCTTCTATGTCTGCTAACATTTTAATTTTCATAATAGTCTCCGTTATTCATTACATAATATTATTAAAACACTATCTAATCAATATAAGAGTGAGGAGCAGACAATGAGCAATCAAAACCACTCCCCACAAACTTAATAACTACTTAAACAAAAGTAGTTGTTACATCTCCAGCGTCAATAGCATTACCTTTAATACAATTAATGCTCATAGCTGTACCAGTTGACATAGTTCCAGTCTTGGTAGTGATAACCTTCAGATATCTCTTACCACCAATATAACCAATACCAGACACTTGTGGTGTCTCTGCATTGTCATCTAGTTTTAAAAAGATACCGTCTGAATCAACAGTACCATCTGTTACATCTTTACTAGAAGTAACATCTGTATATGTACTATCGTCATCAGAGTGCTGAAGGATAAATGTCCAATGAACTGAACTACTTAATGTAACACCTTCAATACCTGTTGCTACAGATATCATAGCAGAGTTAAAACCTAGTAAATCAATCGCAGCAGATGTAACTGTTGCGTTTTGAACTACTGGAGCTAAGACTGCCGATTGTACTACTCTATTAGCTAAATCTCTCATAATTAATCTCCTATATTATGCTGAAATATTTTGTAGTGCTATTGCTTCCGCAAGAACTACAGCTCCGCCAACTCTACGTCTGGCGATATAACGTATATTCCCAGCAGTAGCGACACTATACGGGTCTCTCATTACTGAAAGATTAACTCGGTCAACTATTGTATAGGCTCTGGAGAAATCTCCATATGCTACAGGTTTTGCTGAACTACCAACATTTGGCATATCTTCAGCTAAAATGTATGGTTTGCCTAAGATTGTGCTTGGTGCTGCACCAACATAAGACATACCTTGCACAAAGATTTTTTGTCCTTCTGTATCCTCTAATTTCAACACTGCTGCTAGAGCGCTTCTATTCATCACAAAGTTAGCATTAGTCATGTAATCAGATTTAATAGAATACATAAGGTCTAATAAACCATTAGCAGTTAAAGCTGTTCCACTTCCTGAGTTAACAGTTGCAACACCAGCGCCAGAATCAGTTATACCTTGTGGTTGACCTACACCATTTCCAGATATAAATGCAGTACCTTCTCTTTTTGCAAACTGCTCTCCAAATTCAGTAGACATTTCTGACTCTAAATTAAAAGCTGAATCTTCCAACAACGCTTGAGAAATATCGACCATAGCGTACAGCTCGTGGGCGTCAATCTGCATAAGACCTGTTTGATATCCAGTTGTTTCAGTTCTTGTTGCTGTTTCATTAACAAATGTAGCAGCGAACTGACCAGTTCTTTTAGGAATTTCAATCCCTCTGTTTGATGTGCTTCTTACTCTTGCAACAGAACGTAGTGGCGAGATTTCTGTAACTGACTTAATTAAATCAGCAACATACTCTTCTGGTGCATAATAGCCACCTAAAGTATCGTCTGACTCATAAAGTGCTTTACGTTCCATCTCATCTAGCTCGTTTTCACCTTTTCTTAACATATTAGAAAACGCTTTCATTTGAACACCAACTTCTTTTGCGTTCAAACCAGTTTCTGGTCTAGCTAAATATGTTTCTACCTTTTGTAATTTTACTTCTGCTTCTTCTAAAGCCTTTGCTTGTAGCTCAATCTTTTGCTTTGTTTCCGCTAACTTACTGATGTCATCAGCCATAGCATCAACTTTGCTTTCAAGTTCGGCACTAGCAGAGCCTTTCTTTTCAACTTCGTCAAGACGTTTAGAATTTTCACTTTTAAAATCTTCAAAAGTTGAATTCAGATTGTCTATAACAGATTTGATTTCTTCACTCATAATAATCTCCGTTAATATTTAATTGTATCTATCAAGTGTTTTAAACTATTAACAAGATCACCTTGTTCATTAACCTCTCGGTTAAATGACTTAAATAGTACGCCAGCACTTTGTTCTGCAACAGAATTAGTCATACCTATATCACATAGATATTTTTCTAACTCTCTTACGTCCATTGAAGCTAATTTAACTTTCGTTACTTTAGCCTTCGGATTCATTGGAAACGTTACCATTGATATTTCCATTAAATCTAAATTAGTAATTGTTCTTTTCTTCAGCTTGTCGCTGTATTTGTAATCTTCTGGAGTAAGCCTATAACCAATAGACATACTGTCTAAAGCTCCCATCTTCATCAGCTCATACACTTCCTTGCCTTTCTGTGTTCCCATAGCAAGTCTGCCTTTGATTTTAAGCCCTCTGGAATCTTCTTCCAAAGAATCAATAACACCAATCGGCTCATCTGTTTTATGCTGGTAAAGTAATTTAATCTGTCTTGGCTTCTTGGATTTGATTGATTCAGAAAATGCACCATATTTAATAACGTCATTGCCCAAATCTTTGTTATTGAATACAGAGCCATAGCCTTCAAAACTGCCATCATCATCTGTATCTAATTTTTTGTAATCACACTCTAAGTCTAAAACATCATTTACCACTTCTAATATTTCTTCAGACATATGCTGATTCCCTTGTCAAATAAAAGTTCTTTCTATTCTAGCAATAGAACAACCTTTATTACAAGCAAAAAAAGAGGGCTGTTACACCCTCAAGAACTTAGCAAGTTATCTTTTACTGAATAGTATCATTTACTGTGGACAATCTTTCTGATAGATATTTACTGATAAACTTATTTTCCTCTACTGGAATTTCTTCCATTAAGTTTCCTCTTGTAAAATCAACAATCATATAATCAATGAATTTATATATACCGTAATCTTCTTGCCCTTTGAACTCATTGTAATTTCTTACTATAGTCTCTTTTGTCATAACTTTAATCATAATAAATCTATACAAAGTTTCTGAACTTAAGATGCAAGGCTTGTAATGCTTGTAGTCTTTGTATATCTGATTGCTGTGTATTACGTTAAAAGGACTCACAGATAACTCCTTGATCATATCATCAATCGCATTATCTAAGATTAATCCTCTAGCTATAAAATCCACATCTTTATTCATATACTGCTCCTATAAGTAAAATTATATAGAATGGTACAAAACAAAACAATAGGACTAAGAAACCACCTACCACTTCCCAGCCTGACATACTTTCTTCCTCTTCCGACATCACTCTTACTTCCTGACCACATTTATTGTATTTCTTGCTCATTGTCTACTCCTGTTTTTAAGTTTTTATTGTGGTGTAACTAATTCCCATGTTGTTCTAGCGTAGTATTTATCTAAAAAAATACCTCTATCCATTAACTCTTCTACTATATCTAAATATTTATCATATGCTTTCATAGCTTTTTTAGAACTGAAATCATCTTTTATATAAAAAAAATCTCTTTCTGTTTGATTTAATAAAAATTCTTTTACTATATCAAGGTCATAATTATCTATTTTAATTTTAGTATGTCTGTTGCTTAATGCGCCTTTTGACATATCTCCTGATATTGATTTTAAATGTATTGATTTCATTTCTTGCTCCGTTGTTATTTGTTTATTAACTTAGAACTATTATCTTATAATTTAATTATAATGTAAAGAAATTATAGCATTTATTTTAAGGTGTAAGTGATTGATTTATATAGATATTAAAAATTAATTTAAATTATTTCATCTTCGGAGTCATAATATAGGGTAAAACAGCGACAATTTATCACGTTTAACGCACCACCATTCATATCGCCTGTGTACTTCATAGACTTTGGCATAAAATATCCACCAGCAACAGGAGTGTTTACAATAAACATTTCATCTCTATCTATAGGCTCTTTAGTATTCATTACTCTATGCCAATCTCTAGTTCTATCATCTAGTGCAGCATTCCATTGTTTAACAGGTTTACTTAATCCTAATCTGCCAGATATCTCGTAATTTCCGTAGTTCATAGCAGAGTGAGTTTCAGTTCTAGCAATCATAGTGGCTCGATAAGGTGCAAAAGACCTGTTTGTTCTTATTTTTTTAGATATCTCTGGGATAGATAAGCCATCTGCTATACCAATCTTTATCGCTTGTTTAATTTGGTTTCTTGTAGTTTGCGATATATCAGCAACTTTATTCGCTGTTACATCTGCAATATAAGTAGCAACAATAATGTCAATCTCATCTTCTTGCTTGGTTTCTCTTTGCTTGATTAATCGTTCGCTGGTTGCTGTTATGACTGATCTGTAATGACTGGATAATATCTTATAAAAATCATTAGAAAAATCTTCTAGAAAGAAATAGTACATATCATTGTACTTTAGATATTCTTGTTCTGCTTTTCTGGCTGTTTTTCTTAATAGCTTTTTAGTCTTAGCATTAAGACTTTTAGAAAGATTGAGATATAACTTGAGTTGCTCTTTGTAGTCCTTACGCCTATTAATTCTTATTTTTGCCATCTATTCAATTATTTCAAAATGCACAGCGTCTATAAAATTCATATTCCTATTCAGTTTGAAATCTCCTGTTACCCAGCTACCACCCCATCTTATTTTAATATCTAGGATTTCGCAAACCTCACCCACTACCCCAGCAACAGCTTCATAATATTCTAGTTCCCA